CTCCCAGTGCTGCCAAACCAGGCTGCCACAGAGACCACAGAGGGAGCCATTGTGGCCAACATTGATGGTGACTTCAGCTCAGTGACATTGAGCCCCAAGCGCTTTGCAATGCGCATGGATGTCACCCGCCAGCTCTTGGTGCAGTCAGCTGCCAACCTTGACAGCGTGATCCAGGCAGACATGTCCAATGCCATTGCCAATGCTTTGGACAAGGACATCATTGATGACATCTATGCTCAACTGATTGCGGGCTCCAAGTTCTCAGTGGGAACAGGTCAGGCCGCTGTGGGTGATGCCACAAGCTTTGCTGACATGGTTGGCTTGGAAGGAGACTTCCTTGGCCAAGATCCAGCAGGTGCCAATCTCGCTCTCTTGATGGACCCTACGATGGCAGCAGCCCTCAAGGGAGTCAGCCAGTCAGCTGGTGGACAGATCCTGAATGTGGGCAATGAGATCCTGGGCTATCCAGTCTTCACATCCACCAATGTGGGCAATAAGACTGTGGTGGCCAAGACCTACTTCAGCAACGTCTCAGATGTCAATGACACATTGGCTTGCCGTCCAATCATGTTCCTTGATCCAGCAGACATCTTCTTTGCTGTATTCGGTGGCTTGGATGTGACGGTTGACCCGTACACCGATGCTCACAAGGGCCAGGTGCGCTTGATCGCTGACTACTATGCAGATGGTGCGATTCGTCGCGCAGGCTCAGGCCGCGTCTTGCATGGCTTGACTGCAGACACAGTACCAACAACTGTCTCCTAAGAGCTGACCAAACATGAAGGGCAGGGGCTGGCAATCTGGCTGGCCCCTGATCCTTTGCATCCACCGCATCCATGAAGCTTGACAGAACTTCCACCACCACCTACACAGGAGTGATCAGCCTGGCAGATGCCAAGGCTCACCTTCGTGTGGATCACAGCACTGATGACACCCTGATCACCACCTTGATCAGCACAGCAGGAGAAATTGTGGAGGAGTACACAGGGCAGTATCTGTCCAGCTGCTCCTTCATCTACTATGCAGACAAGTTCAGCAGTGTGATGAGGGTCCATGCTGGCCCTGGGGTGCGGATCACAGAGGTGGAGTACATCAAGGATGATGGCACCACCAACACATGGCACAGCAAGAACTACCATGCGGATGTCAAGAGCTATCCCATGCGGGTGCAGTTCGATGATCTGCCCAGCAGCGTGGATGACAAGGTGCATGCAGTACGCATCAAAGGTGATGCAGGCTACACCACAGTGCCCTCAGCTCTGAAGAGTGCCATGCTGCTGATCATTGGCCACCTCTATGAGCACAGGAAGGATGTCCTTGTGGGTATTCAATCAGCTCCTTTGGTGCATGGGGCCAAGTACCTCATGGACAAATTCAAGCCAAGCACCTTGTGATGGAGCCAGGACGATTGGACAGAAGGATCTTGATCCTGCAAAGGAGCACAGGCACTGATGCTTGGAATCAGAATCAGGACAGCTATGTGCAGGTGCTGGAAGTCTGGGCTGGGGTCAAAGATGCTGGAGCCAAGGAGAGAGAAGAGGCTGATCAGCGGGTGACAGTCAATCCCAAGATCTTCACCATCAGGTACAGATCTGAGGTGACAACCAAGCACCGCATCAGCTATGATGGGGACATCTACCACATCACAGGCATCACAGAGATTGGAAGAAAGGAAGGCCAGAGGATCACAGCTGTGGCCAGAGAAAACGATTGACAATGGCATCAGAGTTCAAGAGCACAGCCACCTTTGACATCAAGCCCGCAGACTTTGAGAAGCACATCAAGGCCTTTGCAGCGCTCGCTCCAGACAATCTCAAGAGTGTCTTCACCAAGTCACTGCGAGCTGCAGGCAACACCATTGCAGCTGAGATGCGCAAGCTGGCACCCATAGGGGCCACAGGATCTCTGAAGAAGAGCATCATTGTCAAGGTGCACAGGGTCTCGAATACATCCACAGGCAAAGGTGACGTGCATGCCAGAGTAAGGATTGGACCATCCGCAGAGAAGGGCAGGATTGGTGGCAGATATGCTCACCTGGTGGAGCTGGGAACCAAGGGAGGCACACGGATCACAAGAAAGAGGGAATTCAGAATCTTTGGCCAGGGAGAGGAGGTGGAGACCAACCGCATTGATCACCCAGGCACAAGGCCGCAGCCCTTCATCCGCACTGCCTTTGACAACAAATACCAGAAAGCCAATCAGAAGATCAGAGACAGACTGCTCAAGGAGTTTGACAAGATCATTGGAAATGAATTGAAATGATTGGAGACATCATCACAAGACTCTTGGCTGACAGTCACATCACAGCTGTGGTGGGGCAGCGCATCTTCCCTGTCCATGTGGATCAGGATGCCACCCTTCCAGCCATCATGGTCACCATCACCGACATGGAGACCCACGACACCAAGACAGCCACCAGCACAGATGACATCCTGGAGCTTGATTTGACTGTCTACAGCAAGAGCGCCAAGCAGGGCTTTGACATTGCTGAGAACATCCGCACAAGCTTGGACAACTTCACAGGCACAATGGGCAGCACCACTGTGCAGAGCCTGCGCTTTGAGAGGCTTATCCTGAATCACTTTGCAGGTGATGACACCTTCATCTGCGCATCAGAATTCAGAGCGCACATCAGGCGGTGATCACTCGGCATCCCGAACGCAGCGAACTGAAAAGCCGTCTCGTCGATCGTTGCTGAAGCGGCTGACACTCTCGTCGCCGCTGCTCAGGAATCGGTACCATGCGTAGGATCCAACGGGCGAGGAACTCCACCAGTGCGCGTCGCGACCAGCGTGGCGGAAGAAACCATTGTTGCTCCGGAGGCCGCCCGGCAAACCTGAAAAACCGATCGAGTTCGTGCCGTTGCCTCCCTGATACCAACCGTAGGTGGTCTTCATCTGGCCACCAGCAATCGATTCACCTCCTAGTTCGTCCGTCATCACGGTCCATTCTACGTCTGTCGGAACGTGCCAGCCGCTTGGGCACAAGCCACGGGCGTCGTCCACCGCATACCAGTTGTACAAGCGGCCATATTCCTCCAAAGACTGCGCAGGATCGCAAGCGTCGATGTCAGGAGAGTAGTTGCTGCATCCATCATCTTCACCGTACACTGCAACAGCACCAGAGGTTGTACTTGACCACTCGCTGTCGCTCAGGTTCGAGGGAATCGCGTCGCCGTTGTCGTAGTTCTCACTGCGGAGGTTCTCTGCGAACCAGCACTGGTCACCAATCAACACCGTCGCGTAGTCGTACCCTTGGTAGCCCACAGGGTCGCCACATCCGCCAAAGAACGGCGCACAGGTGTAGGTGAAGGTGGTGTCTTGTCCGATCTCATAGACGAACCAAGTGTCAATGTTTTCTGCATACACGCTGTCATAGAGGATCGTGATGTCGTCAATCACCACCTCTGTCGGGCCTGGGCCGTTGCAGACGCCACACTCGTCTTCTACGCCAATGCAGGTGTCGATGTCGTCACAGATGCCGTCACCGTCTCCATCGCCCTCACAGCCGCCTCCACACTCTCCAAGTACATCAATGTACGCGCAAGACTCAGTAGGGTTGGCAGCGTAGTTGCAAGCACCCGTATCCGTGCAGTCGTCGATGCTGTCATAGATGCCATCTGAGTCGATGTCCGTGTCACCAAAAAGACCCAGAAGGTCCAGCAAGTCACTGATGGTGACCGCACCATCGCCATTGCCGTCGTAGGGATTGGGGCAGTCAGACTGCCCAAACATCAAAGATGAAACGAGTAGGGCTGAAAGTGTGGTCAAGTGCTTCATAACAGCAAGATAGGGAATGTTGCCAGGGGTTACCAACCCAGAGGAAGGAGGGGGTGAAGTTCGCAGCATGAAGCTCGAAATCCTCAAGGACAACAAATCCACCAGCGCCAAGGTGGGCACCATCATGATTGTGCCTCAAAAGAAAGGCAAGGAGTGGGTCAAGAAAGGCTATGCCAAAGACATCAGCAATCCTGATCCAGAACCTGATCCAGATCATCTGGACATGGTGGAAGAGATTGAAATCATCCTGGAGGAGGATGGCTCAGAACTTGATCAAGAACCCACCCAAAAAGACTAAAACATGGCAACCACAGGCAAAGTACAAGGCAACCTCCTTGGCCTCTACATCAGCACAGACGGCTCAGCCTTCACATTGGTAGGATCAGCCACCAATGCCACCCTCTCCATCTCCAATGAGACCTTGGACGTAACTACCAAGAGCAGCACAGGCAAGAAGGAGCTCATCTACAATGTCCAGAGTGCAACCATCACAGCTGAAGGCTTCGTCAAATATGATGACACTGTTGGCAGCGAGGAGCTGCGCTCAGTAGCTATTGGAGCCACTGACAGTTCCACCTACATGGCCCGCTTTTCCTCTGGAGTAACTGGTGACAAGGAGGTGACATTCAATGCCATCATCACCTCCTTTGAGGAGAGTGCTGCTGTCAATGAGATGGCCACCTTCAGCATCACACTGGAGAGCACTGGAGCAATTACTGAGGCAGCAATCTCCTAAGACATTCCAACCCTGCGGGCCTGGCATCTTCCATCATGGGAGTGCTGGGCCTTGCTTCATTTAACCAACACACATGAATACACTGAGAGGCCAAGTAGAAGTGAAGGCTGGGGAGCACACCCTGGAAGCCTTGCTGAACATGAATGCAATGCGCATCCTCTGCCAGGATCAAGACATGGACCTGGCTGATCTGGATGTGATGGCCACCCGCAATGCGCTGGAGTTCGTTCCAGCTGTCCTGTGGGCAGGCATCAAGAATGCAGCTGCATATCATGGCAAGGACATGCCAGATGCGCTGTCCTTTGATCGCTTTGCTGCACTGCTTCTGGCAGATGCTCAAGCCATCACCCACTATGCCGAGGCCATCAGTGAAAGCATGGGCTTTGGAGGCGAAGCTGACGAGGGGGGAAAGTAGGAGAGGGAGCAGGCATCACCACCTGGGCAGAGCTCTACCATCTGGGGCTCTCCTTGGGACTGCTTCCTGATCAATTCTGGGGGATGACCCTGGGGGAATTCCTGGCATGGAGCAAGCACACCAAGCACCAACAGGAGCGAGCCTGGGAGCGCACCTCATCATTGATGGCCCTAATCGCCAATGTGAACAGAGGCCAGAAGTCACGAGCCTACAAGCCCAATGACTTCAATCCCTATGCCAAGAGCTCCCACGATCTGCCCACACCTGAACAAATAGAATACCTGAAGACATGGCCCGCCAATCCCTCCTGAGTGTCCTTCTTGATCTCAATGCTGATGGCTTTGAGAAAGGCCTGCAAAAGGCCCAGCGCAGCATGCGCGGGACGGCCAACAAGCTCAAGAGGAGTGGGGCCAACCTGACCCGCAATGTGACTGCACCACTGGCCTTGATTGGAGGGGCCAGCTTCAAGGCTGCAGCAGACTTTGAGGCTGGGATGGCCAAGGTAAAAGCTGTCTCTGGAGCCACTGCATCAGAGTTCAAAAACCTTCAGACCAACGCTCTTGAGCTGGGCAGATCCACCCGCTTCAGTGCCAGAGAGGTGAGTGCCCTGCAGCTGGAATTCAGCAAGCTGGGCTTCACAGCTGATGAGATCACCAAGGTGACAGGGGCCACACTGAATCTGGCTCAAGCCACAGGATCAGATCTGGCACAATCAGCTGAGGTGGCAGGCGCAACGCTGCGAGCCTTTGGCCTTGATGCTTCTGAGACCCAGCGCGTGACAGATGTCATGGCTGCCAGCTTCAGCAGCTCAGCACTCGACATGGGCAGCTTCCAGGATTCCATGAAGTTTGTGGCTCCAGTGGCCAAGGCTGCAGGCCTAAGCATTGAAGAGACCACAGCCATGCTTGCACAGCTGGCCAACAATGGCATCAAGGGATCTGCTGCAGGTACGTCTCTGCGCAGAATCTTGTCCACTGTGGGAGCCACAGGTGGTGATGT